TCGCCGATCGTCGCAAGTCGTGGCTATTCAACCAAATCGTTGAATATCTGCGAGATGAAGCAAGTTTTATTCGGCCCTCCGCGACGAGCTGAGGGCATTCGCACGGAAGAACTTCGCGCTGAACGCCGTCGACGATGACGGTGTGTCGCTGCGAGAAACGCTGCAGGGGCTCGTCAAGCGTACCCGCAATGAGGCGAGGCGCGCGGAGTATGAGTCCGAACTGCAGTGCCCGCCTTTGCCGGCCGCGTTGGAGTATCTGTGGACCTCGTTCTGTCGGCTTCATGCTCGACGGGGCGGAAATGGTTTTTCGGTGAGCCCGATTTCGTGGGGCGAGATTGAGGTCTTCACCCGGTTATCCGGCACGCGGCTTGCCCCGTGGGAAGTGCGGATGATCGAAGAACTGGACGATCTGTTCAGGACGTCATTGCAGACGAAAGAATGATTACCAAGGCTCTGCTCGCGAGCCATTAGGCCCACGGATGAGCCGTATCGACCATACGTTACCCCCATCGCGCGATTGGCAATCAACGCGATCGATCTTCCCTCGGATATCCTCGCCGACTGACGAAATACGAGTTGGGACCGGGCAGTTCGCACCAGTTTGACCAACAACCTTCTGAACGGCACCGCGCATGTCGGCGTCACTTGCGAGATCAACGGTCTGGGCGGCGGCCGGTGATGCCAACAACAATAGTGCAACCAATGCCTTCACGATCACTATCCTCAGGATGTAAATGTCGCAGCAAGTCGTAACAGAACTGGTGATCGACGCCAACACCTCGGGCGCCGACCAATTTTCCGACGCCATGGGGCGGGCGGGAACGTCAGCGCAGCAGACCATCCTCGCCGTTGCTGGCGTCAGTGTCGCCGTCGTCGGAATCATGGCCGGCCTGCGATCGTTCGTTGACTATGTCGGAGGCGTTAACAAGCAGCTGATTGATTTGGACCGCAATGCCGTTGCGGCCGGAATGTCGACGCGGGAATTTCAGCAAACGCTGTTCGCGGCGCGCGTGGCTGGCCTGACTGAGAAGGATTTTGTTTCCGGACTGGATCGGATCGGGATCGATCTCGTCCAGGCGAGCCGCGGTGCCAGCGAGTTCGGTAAGTTGTTCGAGGCCAACGGTCTTTCCATCCGCGATGTGAACGGCAAACTGAAGGACACGAAAACGGCGCTGAGCGACATCACCGGCCTTATGCAGAATGCGACCCCGCAAGTTCAGCAAGGGATCGCCCGGATAGTTGGGCTTTCGCGGGAGTGGATTCCCTTCCTCCAGGATGGATCGTCGGAGATCGAGAAGCATCAGCGACTTGCCGAGCAACTCGGCCTGATCATCGACGATGCGACCGTCAAAAAGGCGAAGGAGTTCGATCAGCAATGGCGCATCGCTGTTGCGACGTGGGATACGCAGTTCAAGTCGTCACTTATCGAGTTGCTCCCCCTCATGGTTAAGTTGGCTGGGTATGCAGTTACTGTGATCGAAGCGGTTGGGAAGGTATCCAGCTTCTTCTCACACACGCTCACGCCTGTCGATCAAATGGGGTCGAGCGATCTGGCGAAGCGGCTAGAAGAACTCCGGGCAGTGCGCGACCTCATGAAAGAAGTGGGGCCAGAGTTCGACCACAACACCCAATGGATAATGGGCGTAAAACGAAATGCCGCTGGACTTCCTGCGGACGCCGGTCTCTCGACCGTAGACGCAGAAATCGCTCGCGTTGACGCGCTGCTGAAGAAGAAGCAGGAAATTGAAGGGCTGCCGCGCGTAACCGGGGCCGGCTCTGTTCTTCCACCTATCGGTGGCGACGATACGGACGCCGTCGATCGAGCGATCGATGGGCTCCGGAAGCACACCGAGCGGCAGCTCGCCGACGCCAAGGCAATTGGGCAGGGCGCTGCCGCCCAAGCACAGTATCGCGCCGAGGCGGCGTTGACCTCGGCAGTGATGGCAAACGGCGGCGTTATCACGGCTGAGCAGGCCAAGCAGTATGAAGCCCTGAAGCAGCAGGCGATGGCAGCAGCCGAAGCGCTGGCCCGGGCTCGCGTGGTGGCCGATGTCAGGTTCGGACGTAATACAGCCTTCCTGTCGCAGGAAGACGTGTCGATCGCGCAGCAGCTCCGGCAAATCTATCCGGACGTGACGCAAGCGCTCGGCAGCGTCGAAGCGCAGAGCCTCCGTCTCAATAACGCAATGCGCGGATTGTCGTCCTCGATAGAGACCAATCTCGTTTCCAGTCTGGCGGACATCACGACAGGCGCGGTCTCGGCCGGGCAGGGCTTCGACAATATGTCGAAGGCGATCATCCGCGCGATCGAGGAAATGATCATCAAGATGACCATCATTCAGCCGCTGATGCGGTCGCTGCAGTTGGGATTCTCGTCGCTCGGCCTCGGCAGCTTCTTCGGCGGCGGCACGATCAGTCTCGGCAATCTCGGTGGCACCGCCGGCATTCTGTCGCCGATCCACCATTCTGGCGGCATCGTCGGGGAGGGCACCGAGATGCGCTTTATCCACCCGGCCTACTTCGACAACGCTCCGCGATACCACGGTGGCGGGATCGCCGGTCTGGCGCCGGATGAAGTTCCTGCGATCTTACAGCGCGGCGAGCGCATCACACCGCGGGGCCAGAGTGCTGGCGGCGGTGTGTCACTGAACGTCAACGTCATCAACCAGACGGGGGTGCCGGTGAAGACGGAAACCTCTCAGGACGCCAACGGCGACATGACGATCACGCTTAAGAAGATGGTCGAGCAGATCGGCGTGGAGTCGATCGCCAGCGGTGATATGGGCCGGGCGATCACCACCAAGTACGGCGTTAAGCAATTTGCGGGGCAGTGATGGCACATCCGACGTGGCCGGTTGAGGTGCCGTACCAACCCATGATTGAGGGGTTTCAGCCGATCCAACGCGTTTTGCCGCCGATCGTTACCGAGATGGAGCAGGGCAACGAGCGCCAGCGGCGCCGGCCTGGCGACAACGTCGGCATTGTCGGCCAGACCATCATCATGGAGGCGGCTGCATTTGAGACCTTCACCACATGGTGGAAGGAAACGCTTGGCCTTGGCACGGGCCGGTTCACGGTGCCGGTGTGGCTCGGGACTGACTACGTGACGAAGACGTGCCAGTTCACCCGTGACGGTCGTCCGCAGGATTCGTTCTTTGTGCCCGGTGCCGTCAAGGTCGCCATGAAGCTCCGAGTCTACGGTGTGTGATGCCGACGCATTCAGAAGCGATGTTGGAGGCGAACGCGAGTTGCTCGCCCGACGAAGTCGAATACTGCACTTTGGAGTTCGAGCACCCGTCATTCGCAGCGTTCTACATTGTCGCCAACGAGGCGGATGACATGCAGTTCGGTATCGAGGTCGGCAACGACGTCAACTCGGGCCAGATAGTCGAACATATCGCGTGTCCGTTCAAGTCTGACTATCCGGAGCAGCGGGAAGGCCAGCCCCCACAGTGCAAGGTCTCCGTGGACAACGTCCAGCGCGAGCTGGTGCCGAAGATTAAGGCGGCGATGGCGATCCGTGCCGATATCAAGGTGACCTATCGTGAGTATCTCGGCAGCGACCTAACAGAGCCGGCTTACGGGCCGGTCGTCTTTCGACTATCGAAGGTGACGATGAAAGGCTCGACGCTCGAAGGAACGTTGACGGTCGGCAACCTCCAGAACAAGCGGTTTCCGCGGTCGAACTGCAACTACACCACGACGCAATTCCGGAGCCTGTTGCCAGGATGAACCGTTCCGACTATCTCGCCGCTCTGGTCGGCCAGCCGTGGTCGTGGCGTGAGGGCAATTGTTGGGACTTCGCCGTCCACGTCCAACGAGAGTTGTTCGGTCGGATACTGCCGGCTGTCAGCGTGCCGGCAGACCTGTCCAAGCGTTGGGTGCTGGAAGCCTTCGATGGTCACGGCGAGCGCGCCAACTGGCGCGAGGTGCTGGAAGGGCCGGGCGGCCTGGTCACCGCTCAGGACGGCGCTCTGTGCCTAATGGCGCATCTGCGGATACCGGGCCACATCGGCGTCTGGATGAAGCCGGAGGGCAAGATCATCCATTGCGACGAACACGCGGGCGTCTGTTTTGAGACGCCGCTTGCGCTCCGTCAGCAAGGCTGGCGGCAACTGAGATTCTTCGAGCCGAAATAGGGAGGTTAGAATGACGACGTTCTGGCAACTTCCATGCGACGTGATTAATGCCGGCAGCCTAAAGCCGACAAAGATCGTCGTTGGACCTGTGGCAATTCTGCCTGACGGCTCAATTGAGCGCACGAAAGACTTCACCACGACAGACGAGGCCGCCATGGCGTTTTGGAATGCCGTGGACCGACTAGCGCCAACATTTCTTCAGGCGCGGACGACTCTGAACGAAGCTCTCAAGTCCGGTGCCGTCGGGATCGAAAAACTCACCTAAAGTCACAGCTGTCATGCACACGCCAGTTCCCAAACTGTCGGCCCAAAGGCCGGCAGAGCGCTCCCGCGCGCGCCGTGAGCGGCGTAGCGCGTCCGCGCGGCGGCCGGTGCTGCACGTGGTCGCGCCGGGTCTTGAGGTCGCGCAGGCGGTGCCGCGCAAGGGCGAAACGGTCACCGCCTTCCTGCGCCGCACAGGCTGGGCGACGCGCGACCCACACTACGGTTGGCAGTTCCGCAAGCGCCTGCCAACCATCCTCGAGGTGAATGGGGAGGCCGTCCTTCGGAAAGACTGGCGTAAGACCCGCATCGCGGCGAACGACAACGTCCGCTTCGTCTCGTTCCCGCGCGGCGGCGGCAAACAGGGCAAGCAGGTTCTAGGCTTGGTCGCTCTGGTGGCCATCGCAGCGTTCGCGCCATGGGCCGGTGGGGCGATCGCGGGCGCGCTTTTCCCCGGGGCTGCCGCGTGGGTCGGTACCGCGATCGGCGCTGGCATTGCGCTCGGCGGTGCTCTGCTGGTCAACGCGCTCGTGGCGCCGAAGCCTGGCGCGACCAATGATCAGGCACCAACCGATCAAATCTATACCGCGTCGGCGCAAGGCAATCGCGCGCGGCTCGGCCAGCCAATGCCGATCTGGTACGGTCGCAACAAGGACTACCCGGACTTCGCGGCGACTCCTTGGGGTGAATATCAGGGCAACGACCAATATCTGAATGTTCTGCTCTCCGTGACGATGGGGAGCATGGACTACGAGCAATTGCTGATCAGTGACACACCGTTCTGGAATCCGACGGATGGCGTGTTGCCGGCATTCTCATCGGCGGTGGTCAGGTTCTATGAGCCGAACGAACCCGTCACGCTGTTTCCGGTCAACGTTACGCAGTCGGACGAGGTCAACGGCCAGCAACTGCCCCACGATTACGGCTGGCTCGGGCCATACGTCGCCAACGCGCCGGCAACCGAGGCTTACCAACTCGCCGTGGATTATGTCTTCCCGGCGGGTTGCTACACCACCAACGATGAGGGCGAGACGTCGGCGTTCAGCGTCACTGTCGTGGCTGAACGGCAGGCCGTGGATGATGCCGGCGCGCCGATCGACGGGACATGGGTTCAACTCGGCTCGGTTACGAGATCCTATGCATCGCGCGCGCCTATCCGCGAGACGTTGTTGGTCGGTGTTCCGGAAGGCCGTTACCAGGTCCGTTTCCGTCGCACCAGCGACGTTCCTGCAGACAACAAAGGAGCCGCGGAGGTCGTTTGGGCTGGATTGCGGGCCTACCTGCGGGGCGACAACACGTTCCCGATTTCCACAATCGCCATCCGCATCAAAGCTACCGAGACCACTCAGGGCTCATACAAATTCGGGGTGATCGGTACCCGAAAGCTTCCGGTGTGGGACGGTTCGACTTTCGTCACGACGGCCACGCGCGGCTCTGCATGGGCGCTGCTCGATATGGCGACCAATCCGCAGTACGGCGCGGAGGTGCAAAGCGCCAAGGTCGACTTCAACACGTTGGTGAACCATGCGGCGGGTTGCGTGTCGCGCGGCGACAGCTTCGATTACGTGTTTAAGTCTGCCGTGGCAGTGCCGGAGGCATTTGACACCGCGCTGATCCCATCGCGCGCCCGCCACGTATGGCTGGGCGACACGCTGTCGCTGGTCCGAGATCAGTGGGACACGGTCCCTACTATGATGCTGACCGATCGCGAGATCGTTCG